AGAAACGACATTCCAGACTATAAGGTTCAAACTACGGAATGGAATGTTGAGAATCAAGGTTGGATTACAGAAGATACGGACAAAATGTTCTACAAAATAGAAGACAAATAGTGTAGTATACTTGGCTATGAATATAGAGGTAGCCAGGAATGAATTACTATTTTACAGGGATATTAATTATATTATTTGTTCTAATGGCTTTCTTTATGGAACCAGGGTACATACCTAGATGAGCAAAAAACCATTAAATATATCAGAGTCTGCAGCTGTGCAGATGCCGATGAAAACGGTAGCCTCACTGATTCTGCTCGTTGCAGCTGGCGTATTCGCATACACCGAGCTGACGGCCAGGTTGGTATCACTTGAGACATCAAGAGAATTATTTCAAAATGATTTACTTAAAAAAAGTGAACAAGTACCTGTAGACCAAGAACAGATATTTTTAATTGAAGATCTTTATAATACTGTAGAGAAAATGGAACAGACTCAAGAAATGAATATGACTAATAAAGTTAATATAGAATTTTTAAGAGAGCAGTTAGACAAAGCTTTAAAAGATATTGAAGATCTAAAAGATAAAGTTAGACAAAATGGGAGTCATTAATGACAGAGTTAGTAATAGCCCTACTTATGATTGTTAACGGAGAAATCAAAGAACACAGAATACAAGAGTCGATGTCCGAATGTTTAAAAGGCAAACGTGTCGCGACGAGAACTAATAAAAATAATAATATTCAGTACCAATGCATAAAATCTATGGCTGAATTAGAAAAAAATATAGATGGATCTTTTTCAATTAAGAAGTTAATACTTAATTGATGAAGAAAAATAAAACTATAAAATTTCAAGCAGAAGTCGTCAACGGTAAATGTCCAACGTGTGATCAGTTCACTATGTTAGTGAGTATTGACCGAGATTTTTTTAGGTGTATGAATTGTGGAGCAGATTTAGAACAACACGTAAATGGTAAGATAACTTATCTACCAGTTATAACAGCACCTAAAGGAGCAAAACCATTTGTAAAAGAATGGTTAGACGACGATGGCGAAAAAATTTAAAGATCACGTATCACACGAACCTATCTTTCATAAAACATCGATTGGACGTACTCCAAGTAAATGTAAAATGAATAAATCAAAAAGACGTTCGTGGAAGAAGTATCGCGGCCAGGGTAAATAATGAAATTTTTATTGACGGTTTATATTTGCTCTGCAATGAGCGGTGAGTGCTACACCAACAAAGACTATCCAAAAGTATTTCCAGATCATCACGACTGCATAAGAGCAGGGCTATCAGAGTCTTACGAGATTATATATGCAGAGGGTAATTTTACTAAAGAGGACATAAACAACAACCAGTTGTATCCTAAATTTACCTGTATTCCTAAAAAAGACGAAGGCAAAATAGTTACTTAAGAATCATTCTAAAGTTGTCTGCCCGTCCCAAGAAAGGGACGAACAAACAAAAGGTGTGAGAAGAGATCACAATAATATATTAAAAAAATAATACTTGCAAGGCTTGTTTTATTATTGTAAATTCCCATATATGAGAAGAACAAATCAAAGAAAGGAACACAATGGCAGATCCAAATAAATATAAATCTCTATCAGTTAACAAAGCTGACTGGGAACAATTGGGTGTACTTGCAACAAAAACTAATAGGACCCGATCAAAGATGATTGGAAGACTTATTAGATTTTTTTTAGATAACAAAGGTGGTAAAGCAAATGGCAAAAGTAAAAGTAGCTAATCATAAATACATTTGTCCAAAGTGCAAAGGGAATGGTTATAACAAAGTTTATGATATGATTGTACAGTGTGATAAATGTAAATCAGAAGGTGAACTTCGATTAGAAGAACCGACACTTGAGGAATTAAACGCAATGGCAACATCGGCGAGGCTACAGTGAAGAAGAATCCTGTAGCCAAAGACCTTCGAACACCAAAGTACAAACAAAGAAAAGTAGAAAGTAAAAAGAAATATAATCGTAAAAAAGAAGTTGTTGGTTATTATTATGATGGCTACAATGATAAAAAAGAAATTTTATATAAGGATGAGAGATGACAGAAGCAGAAGCTGCATACATTGCAGGATTATTTGATGGCGAGGGAACTATCACTTACAAAAAATACAAAGAGAAGAAAGCTAAAGGGACCTATGATTGTTGGAGAATCTCGATGGAGATTGCAATGACTGATAGATCTGTTTTAGTTTGGTTAACAGAAGTTTTAGGTTGTGGTACTTTAAATAAAAAACCTAGAAAAAACGGGCATAAAATGCAGTATAGATGGCGTTGTGTGTTTAGAGATTGCTTTCACGTGTGTTGCATATTGTTTCCATTTGCTCACGTAAAATTAGCAAAGATACAACAAGTGATCGAGCATTATTCAACCATACAAAAGAAAGATAATGTAGTAAATTTAGATCATTACAGAATGTGGATATCAGATAAATGAGTTGGAGAAGAGCACAGCAATTAATGATTGAAGAGTTAAACACGAAAATTTTTTTTAATGACCCTTGTCGTAAACTACACGAAGAGTATAGTTCGATGGATATAGAAAATAATAATTATATACAAGAATTAAAGAATAGAAAAAACTCTCCGGAACGTTATGATGGATCTTTGATTGAAAAAAAGAAATACGATTTTTTAGTTACTCAAGGTAAGGTGTTAAATAAAATACCTGGGTATGTGTGTAGATTTGATGATGGTTCTTATTACGCGTGGAATTTAAAAGTTTTACCAGAGCCCAATTGGCGTGAACAAATGTTACCTAGGAATTCTCATTTTGGAGATAGTACTTTTATACCGAAAATGGTAGGTGATTTATTTTTAAAAGATGGAAAGAAACTTATATGAAAAAAAATAATAGTTATAGATACCCCAAGACTCAACGAGAAAAGATAGAAGGTAAACGACACTATGTGTTTGATAAAGAAAAACTACCGAGCGTTACGACTATCCTGGACCAAACTCAATCAGCCGAGAAGCGCGAATCGTTGGCCGCGTGGAGAGAAAAGGTAGGTGAGGATAACGCGACGCGGATCGTGGATGAATCAGCTGCACGTGGGACTGCTATGCACAAGATATTAGAGAAGTATGTATTGGGTGAGGGTTATCTTGATGAAACAACAGTTGGTAAACAAGCACACAATATGGCAATACAAGTTATACAAAGTGGACTATCTAACGTTACAGAATTTTATGGTACAGAGTGTACCTTATATTATCCTGGACTATACGCAGGTCAAACAGATCTCGTTGGAATACACAAAGGACAGGACGCAATCATAGACTTCAAACAAACCAATAAACCGAAACGTAGAGAATGGATTGATGACTACTTTATGCAGCTATCAGCCTACGCTATGGCACATAATATTTTATTTAATACACAGATTACAAAAGGTGTTGTGATGATGTGTAGTAAAGATAATTATTATCAAGAGTTTATTGTTGAGGGCGAAGAGTTTAAAAAATATGCACATAACTTTTTAAGGAGGGTAGATGAGTATTATAAAACAAGACCAGAAAAGACTGGATAACATAGCCAAAGCTTATTGGAATACATCTGGAGAGATGAGAGAGATGTGGGGCCGTAAGTGGTATGAATTAATAAAACAGATAGGAAGGAAGTTAGATGAGGTTAAGAGATCTACAACAGATACTGGATCAATTCACTAGAGGTCAGAAAGGTACTATGATATCTGATTGTCCAGTTTATATTGAAACGATGACAGGACATCTAGAAGATGTTAGACGTATTGAGATACAGGAGAGCAATATAATTGGAGATGCAAACCCGGCTAGACTTGTAATCAAAGCAGATAAAAATGAATTATTTAGATCAAGAACATTTAAACAGAGTTAAGGAACCCTTGGGTCACGGGGCCGAAGCTAGCGTGGAGGTCCCGTGTATATAGAATTGGTCAAGTATCCTGACGTATTTTTACGATCAGTGAGTAATATTGTGCCTTTTCCACTAGATGATAAGACTAAAAGACTTATTAAATGGATGTATAAAGCTATGTACCAACACCACGGTATAGGTTTAGCTGCAATACAGGTAGGGTACCAGAAAAGAATGTTTGTAATGGACTGTACACGCAGTCAGACAGGCGAAAAGGTATTTATTAACCCAGAGATCGTAGAGAGGTCAGAAGAGACTATACGGGACAGTGAGGGGTGTTTATCGGCTCCAGGAAAACAAGGAGATGTGAGTAGACACATTAGAATAATTCTAAAGTACCAAGATGAGAATGGAAAGGAGGAGAGAAAAACATTTTACAATTTGGAGGCCAGGTGCATACAGCACGAGATGGACCATCTAGATGGTAAACTGTGTATAGATTATGAAAAAGGTAACTATAGTCGGGAAAAACATAAGTCCCAAACAATGGTCGAATCTGATTTTAGAGTTAAATCTGATACGTAAGCAATGGAAACCGTACGCGGATCTTGAATTGCAGGGACCTGGGGTTAAAAAGATAATCAATTATGGCACAAATACGTCAAGTATTGCATTTGTGTCGAAAATGGGGCTAAAAGATAGGTAGTGTGCCAATGTATAGTGGAATTCTGGAGCAAAATTATTTTTTTAAAAGTAAAAAAAACCTCTGGCACACTTGGCACACCCCTATTTTGGCTTATAAGTGTTGGTATAAGCGAATAATAGTGTGCCACGGGTGTTGGCACAGCTTGGCACAGTTGTTGGTATTGCTAGCTTTTTTGATTTTTGCTCTGGCACACTCTGCTACTCGACGCGCGCGACCTTTTTTTTATTTTGAAAAACTTTTTTGCCCAAAAATCTCCCTATACAGTATAAGACTGATATGAGACATCCTAAAAAATCTAAATATAAATCTGTTGTTATCAAGAAGAAGAGATATTACTTTTACAAAATCACGTGGCTGGACATCACGGGTGACAGCGGGCACGCAGACTTACACACAGCAGAGGGTTTTATGCCATCAGAAATGGTAACTCACGCATACTTACTTAACAAAGATAAAAAGAATGTAAGAACGTTTGCAAGTTATGAAGTTAATGATGAATTATTTAGTGATAGAAATGTATTCCCAAGAGGGTGTATAGTACGTATGGAAAAAATAAATGAAAAATAAAACCTTGACTAAAAATATGCCTAACGTAAAATGGCAACAACTTCCACCAAGGAAAGGACCAGACTCAAATGGAATACAAACCAGTTATAAACAAGTGGTCACTAGTAAAAAAGTCTCCAAGAAAAGTATTAAATAAAATTAATCTTTTTGTGAATGGGAATCAAGGTTGGATTCTTCTTGCAATTCTAGTGTATCTAATTCGATATCTTCAGGCGTAATATTAATTATCTCTTTGTTGTCATCAATAATCTTTTTAAGTTTATCTTTGATCTCATCTGTAGATAAGTTATCTATATTACCTGTCATTACAAGTTTTTGATCTACGTAAAGTCCACCAGCTTTACCACGGGCCACTTCTGCATTTACTGCTGCACTCCAAGCTTTATTCTCTAATGCTTTGTTTCTTATCTGTGCCAGCTCTGTAACGTGCCTCTCAAATGTGATGCCATATTTCTCTCTTACTTCTGCCCTTAATTCGCCTATATATTTGACAACTAAAGGAAAGTATTTTGGGTTACGCATTTCTGCTGCAGCCTTACGCGCTCTAGTTTTGTAGCCTGCTTCATAAGCAGCCTCTGCTGGTGAGAGCTTACCCTCATTATAAACTAGTAATTCTGCAAATTTACGCTGTTGTTCTGTTAATCTTTTAGGTTGTGTCATACTTGTAATTTACCGTAATCTAGTGTAGTTATCAAGTAGGAATTCCGGTGAAACCAGAGTCAAAATTTTGGAAGTTAATTAAAAAGAATACACCTAAAATCCAGTGGACAAGACTGGAGTCTTGGGCATCCTTTGGTGTGCCAGATCTATTGGGATATAAAGATTCTTGTGGTTTTTTTATGGTTGAGATGAAGATAGCTAGAGGCCCAAAAATAAGCTTCAGCCCCCACCAAAAATTGTTTCATCAAACCAGAACTAATCGGAACTTTATCCTCCTTCAAGAGCCTCTTGAAGGGAACGTAAAACTTTACGAGAGTAAAGCGATCCACGGTCTGCTTGTCGACCATCGAGAAACACCTTCCCTCGCAATGAATGATTGGGACCACATTCAGCGCTTGTTGGTTCGCGAACCGCTTGACGCCTGATCGCTTG